GGCTAGAGAAGCAAAGCCTGAAAAGTTTATCCACATATCTACTGATGAAGTGTTTGGTCCATATCAGGGAAGGCATTTTACTGAATGGGACACACACCTACCAAGTAATCCATATAGTGCATCTAAGGCTGCACAGGAAGATATCATATATTCGTATTGGAGAACATACTCCATGCCGTTAGCAATAGTAAACATAATGAACATAGTTGGTGAGTGCCAGAATGTTGAAAAGTTTACCCCAATGATTATTAAAAAAATTATAAATGGTGAAACTGTTGACATTCATACTTACGACAATGGCAAGGTTGGAAAGAGATACTGGCTTTATGCTGGCAATATGGCATCAGCATTGCTACACATATTGACCAAAGACTTTATGCTTCCGTCTGATTCTAACAAGCCTATTAGATTTAATATTGCTGGAGATAAAGAATATTCTAATCTAGAATGGGCAGAAAAAATTTCATCAATTCTTAATATAAACCTTAAGCATCAGATGGTAGACTCATCAGTTTCACGTCCAGGGTATGACTCTAGCTATGCACTAGACAATAGCAAGCTGATCGAATCTGGCTGGACTGCACCCTATGATCTTGATGAAGAGGTAAATAATATAGTTAAATGGTATATGGAGAATCCAGAATGGTTATAAGAGATAAATGTCGTGCATGTAATAGCACAAAGTTATTTACAGCAATTGATCTTGGCCTACAGCCTTTGGCAGGGGGCTTTATAAAGGATAAAGAGCCATCATACCTATATCCAAATAAGATGCTGGTCTGTGAAGATTGTGGGCTTGGACAGCTTTCAGTTGATATTACGCCAAGCAAACTATACAAGAACTATAATTGGAGAACTTCCACCAGCAAGTCATACCTTGAATATATCTATGAATTTGCAGATAAGCACATTGTTCCAAGGGTAAACCCAGGAGAGTGGGTGCTTGAAATTGCAAGTAATGATGGATATCTACTAAAATATCTCAAGTCAAAAGGTATTGATGTTCTTGGTGTAGACCCTGCAGAAAACATATCTAGATATGCTATTTGTGATGGTGTGCCAGTTATTACAGATTTCTTTGGTACTGCGGTTGCAGAAGACATTGTTAAGATAAAGGGTAAGCCAAAATGGATTATTGCAAACAATGTTATGGCACATACTCCAGATATACAAGATTTTATGGCAGGCATCTCAATGCTATGCGATAGAGATACAATTGTTACAGTTGAGAATCCAACAATCATGAACATAATAGATCATGATCACTTTGATGTAATTTTTCATGAACACTATTCTTATTTATCTGCACATGCAGTCGCTAAACTTGCTAATCGTATGGGGCTGTCGCTATTTGATGTTCAGTCAGTACCACCGCAGGGTGGGTCAAACAGATACTGGATAAAGCAGGGTGGTGAGCCAACTGAAGGGGTAAGACTTGCAGTTAGAGAAGAGATAGAGTATGGTCTGCTAGATAAAAAAAAGTGGCAGACTACTCAAGATAGAATTACACGCAATGCTAAATCTTTTGCTGGCAAAGTAGAATCCATTTGGCAATCTGGAGGAACTGTTTGTGGCGTTGGTGCATCTGCAAAGTCAACAGTTGTGCTAAATTTTGCAGGAATTCAACCGCATAGAATTTCTGCAGTTGCAGATGATGTAAAAGAAAAACAGGGATATCTTATTCCTGGTCCAGTTGTACCAATCACAAGCATGGAAGATATGCTAAAATTGAATCCAACTGATATAATAGTTTTTGCGTGGAACATTAGAGAAGAATTAGAAAAGAAGCTACGCAACTTGGGATACACTGGAAAAGTCTGGGTATGGAACGGAGAATAATATGTACGAATATTATGTAAATGAGGTAACTAACGTAGTAGATGGAGACACCATTGACGTTGTAATTGATCTAGGCTTTGATATTTTGTTTAAGAGTCGTGTACGTCTAGCTGGTATTGATACTCCTGAATCACGCACTTCAGACAAGGCAGAGAAGGTTCTGGGACTTGAAGCTAAAGAATATTTGAAGAAAAGTATTAAGGCTGCTAAGAAGGTTGTTATTCGCACTGAGAAGATGGACTCATCTGAAAAGTATGGTCGCATCCTAGGCTGGGTATATCTAGATGGAGACTCTGAGTCTATTAACAATAAGATGATCAGCGAGGGTTATGCATGGGGCTATCTTGGTGAAACTAAGGTCAAAGACTTTGAGAGCCTTGCCAAGGCACGTGCTAACGCAGCAACCAAAACCAAGTAATCATCAATAGCAGTATAATATTATCATGGAATATATACTTGGTGCTATCATGACACTAGTCACTATTGCCTTTATTTCTAAAAAAATAAACAATAGTAATACTATGCGTCTCAGGGTTAATGTTCAATACAATCAAACACGTGCATTTGAGCTTACAAGACCGTTGGAGCTTTTTAATGCCATGATTGATTCTGTCACAAACCCAATCATTACTCAGACTACCAAACATAATGATGCTATGCATGTAAAAGTTGTCATTGCTGAAGACGAGGCCTATTGGATTTCTAACAATAAGTTTTATGTTGCTGATGTAAGAGATAGAATGGTTATCCAGGAATCAGCAAGAGAAGTTGACACAATGGCCATGGATGATGTAGAATTAAAGAAGATAAGCGAAATCGTAGAAATACTCAGGAAGGAAGATAAGAATGATCGTGGTAGTTCAGGGAACAAAAAACTTTAATGACTACTCAATCTTTTTGTCTGGTATGCGTTCAGCACTTATACGTAAAGACGAGGCTGACAAAGAGTTTATAGTATTTACAGCAGGCCCCATAAACATCAACAATATGGCTATGGAGTTTCTTAATGTCACAGAACGAAGCCTAAAGGCTAAGGGCATTAAGAGCAAGCTCGTAAAGATTCCACCAAAGTGGATTGAAGATAATCATGCCGAAATTGATTACTTCGCCTTCTACTGTCTGCCAAAAGAATCACTTCCAGACTCTGTGCAAACTGCCAGAGCAAAGGATGTTGATGTGCAGATATATAGGCACTAAACAAATAAACAATAATATGTACACAAGGGGTATATAAATGAACATTAAGTCATTAGACAAGATGGAATCAATTGTAAAATCAAACAAGTCACTGAGCTGGCGTGGATGGGATGTAGTTAATATTATTCCAAATCCAACCGCATGGTCAAAGCCAAATGGGGTTTTTGTACGTGGTCGCTGGTACATTAAGCAGGTGTTCCAAGTAACTGAAAATGGATGGGACATCCCAGACAGATTCGTGAGGTAGTTCATGGCAAGAGCTAAAGACGAATGGATAGAAAAAGCTAGATGCAAAAACTTTGACACTAATCTATTTTTTGATACATATGAGGAAGACGTAGAGATCCGTGAGGATGTTGACACTCTTTGCTCAATGTGTCCAGTTGCACGTCATTGCTTTGCTGTTGGAGTATCACAAAAGGGCTGGGGTGTCTGGGGAGGTATCTATCTTGAAGATGGCGAAATCTCTCGTGAATTCAATAGACACAAGAATAAGGCTAAGTGGGCTGCAACATGGAAGTATCTGACGGTAGATTAATATGTATACAGACTCAATGAAGACAGCATTTAGGTCGCTGGCACATTATGCACCAAGGGGATTCAAGGTAACCATTATAGACAATGATACCTTTATCACAGTAAAGGCAAATGAGCCAGACTTTATGAAACTACTTGACGAAGACAAGCGTCGTGCTGTAGAATATATGGTGAGGGTCAAGAAGGCCCTTGAAGATAATGGAGCTATCGTACTATTAGTGCGAGAGGGTGGAGAGGACATATAGTGCAAACTTTTTTGCCGTCCAAAGATTTTGATACTGCTGCTAACATGCTTGACTCAAAGCGATTGAACAAGCAGATTCTTGAGGCATATCAAATTCTTAAGGTGCTATCAAATAAAGATCCAAAGGCAGCATGGCGTAATCACCCTGCAGTTAAGATGTGGCGTGGTCATGAGCATGGCTTGTTTGTTTATGCACTTGCTATGGTCAAAGAAGCCAAGCATCGTGGTATAAAGACAGATAAGAACATGGAGAATTTGGTTTCACTTCGTGTTATGCACCTTAAGGATTGGGGCCATGGCATGCCAACCTGGTATCAAAATTCTGAAGAGATGCATAAAATTACTGTGACACATCGTGCAAGACTAAGTGTAAAAGATCCAATCTATTATGCACATTTCTTTATGTTCCGCAACCATGCTGACAACACTCCATGCTGTGAAGCTTGCCAATACTATTGGCCAACACACATATCAGATCGAAAGGTTGTTAAATGATTGAAACAATTGTTATTGCAATTCAGTCTATACTGCTTATCGTTGCACTGTACGGTTGGATTTTTCTTAAGAAGACTCAGGTCAATTTAATACTTAAGCTAACACAAGCACAGCTTGACCAAAACATGTTGCAGCAAAAGCTGGCACAAATAAATGAAGATAAGAGACTTCTTGAATCGGAAGAGTTTATGCAATTTTTGAATTCAAGCAGGGAATATGCTTTTGAATACATTGAAGCAGTTCAAGAAGCTATTTCAGAGTATAATCGTGTGGTCGAACCAATCTTAAAGTATCATAGAACCTATGGTATGGCTTTTGGGGCAGAGAGTGTTCCGTCCCAGAACCTTGATGAGATATCAAAAGCACATGAAGCATTGATGGAAATAATGCCATCTGAACCAAACAAACTAAACTAAGGAATATAATGAGAGACATTTTCTTTTCAGTTTTGACTGGCTTTATCTGTGGTGTAGCATTTGCTGCATTCAGATTGCCAGTTCCTGCACCACCAGTATTTGCTGGGGTAGCAGGCATAATTGGCTTGTGGGCTGGTTATGCTATACTAATAAAGGTAATATCCTAGGAGGAAAACCATGAATGAACAACTAAAAGCAATGCTTGCATCATACGGACGCTCAGTCCTTGGTGCTGCATCAACACTATACCTAGCTGGAGTAACTGATCCAGTAGACCTAGTATGGTCATTGGTAGGTGCTCTTGCACCAGTAGCAATCCGCTATATTAATCCAAATGATCCAGCGTTTGGTCGTGCACCAAAGGTTGAAGAGGTAGAGGTTGCTCTTGCAACAGTAAAGCCAAAGAAGGCACCTGTCAAAAAGGCAGTAGCTAAGAAGGCTCCTGCAAAGAAGCCAACTTCAAAGTAATATAAATAAAGATTGGGCAGGCTACTAATATGTGGCCTGCCTTTTCTTATGCTATAATAATCGTATGACAGATAATATGAATGACTATATACTTAAACAATCTCCTTGCTGGGATGGCTATGTTCAGCGTGGTATGAAGCCAAAGGGTGGAAAGATGGTTCCTAATTGTG